CATAATTGATTGAATTGAAAAACTATTAAAAAAATTAATATTATTTTTTGCCAAGCATGGTATTTATCCATTTTTTCAAGTTCTCGTTCCCTTGCTTGGTAAGTTTCCATGTTAGCTTCGTAACGATATTTGTAATTTTCAAGCTTATTAGCTTTGTAAATGTAGACATTGAGTAAAGAGTCATCTTTTATACTTTTATTTTTTAAAGAATCTATTGTCTTATTGTACCCTTTATACAAAGCATTTATTTCATTGCCTTGCTTTATGGTCATTATTACAACAGAGTCCTCTTTAATTTTCTTTATTATTGGGTATTGCGAATAGCTTGAAACTGACACCAGTATCATTGCTAACACTATCCAAAGCTTGTTTAACATCGTTTAATTCAGTTTTTAATATATTGACTTCTTGCTTTAATTCGGTTATTTTTTCCACGGCTTGTTTTACTATTTCCGCTTCTTTTTTAGTTGCCTTTGCTTGCACCTCTACTGACATGGCGTTAGTTTGGCTTACTTGATCCATCAATTTTTGAAACTCAATATCATCCTTTGTGTCTTCACTTGGCATTTGCGCCGTAGCCGTGCAACCAAATAAAAATATAAATAAAAGATATTTCATTATTTTATTGCTTGAATTTTTCCTAAACTTTCTAAAGTGCTAAGTTTTGCCGTTGCCGACGCTAAGCTTGAGTCGCATCTTCTTAAGGCCACTTGCATAACGTCAACCTTATCATCTAGCTTTTCCACCTTTATATTCTGCATTGTGATTTGGTCTTTAAACGTAGTACGGACGTCAATGTATAAATATGATATTGCAAGCAATACTAAAAATAGCGTCGCAACTATTGGGTTCTTGGCAAACTCTTTAAATGTCATTGGTAGTGTCATAGTATCTTTTTAAAATATCCTATTTGAAATTCTTTGTTTGTGTTTATGTTTAGCTGAATTTGTCCCTTGTATGGCATCTTATAAATAAGGCCCGCTCCTAAAGTTCCTTTAGTTGTAGCGTTGCCTCCGATATAAAGTTCTCCTTTAGGTTGGTAAGGAATACGGATTTCGCGCACCTCTTTAATAATTTTGTGCGTAATGCTTGCACTTACCGAACGGCCAAAGATAGCGTTCTTGCTAATCGTGTCGGTAATGGCAATGGTGCCGTCTTGTATGCTTATTGTGTCCTTATAAATATGCTTAGCGAAATACTCTTTAAGTATCGCGTTGGTGTCAACTGGTGTGCTTACGGATATGGTATCGTATATAATCGTATCTTTTCGGATATCTTTGCCTTTACGATATATAAGCGAGTCGTGCTTAACCTTAAGCGTGTCGATGGTTGTTATAATTATAGGATCGCTTACCTTGTAAGATTTGCTTAAAAGTAGTGCAATGACTAAAAGTGATATGAGTAAGAAAAACCTAGTCATATTTTTTAGTTGCTTTATAGTAATATCTTATTGCCATAAAACCAGAAATAATAGCAACCAAGCCGGCCACTAAAGTCACAAAAGGTTGTGCTTGGGTTACTGACAATGTCGCGGCGGTCATTGAGACGCCGGTGTTAATTAAAGCTTGACTTGAATCTTGAGTCATTATCGGTTGTTATAAGCGTTAATATAATCAAGGTCTATATCGTACCCGAATGAATGGTAACCCATAGGCTCCGGCCACACTTTGTATTTGCTAAAGTTCTTGGCTTCGGTGTCCGGCCATATAATATCGATGCTATACATTTGGGCTAAGTTTTCATCTAGAAAACCTAGTTCAATTGCGATAACATCTTCGGCTAAAGTTTCTTTTAAAGTTGACCATGTGGCTTCGGTCATTTCGTATTTTCTAAATTGCATATTATAAAGTTGTAAGGGTTGCTAATTCGTCGTTGGTTAATCTTGTTTTAAAAACTAAAGCTTGGTTTGTTTTTGCATGTAATTGATTTGTTCCACCTCCATTATCAAAACTAAATTGTGTCAAATTATAAGTTGAAAAATCAGTTGACAAAGAAGCAGTTTGAACTTGCACGCCGTTTATATAAACAGATAAATCATTTATTTTATAAGCTACTGCAACTTTTACTCTATTAGTTGTAATTCCAGAAGTACTACCAGTAAATATTGTTACTGAGTTAACCCTAAGAGAAACGTCAATGACATTTGCGAATGCTTGGTATCCAATAAGTACTCTAGTTGCAATTGATCCACCATTTAAAGTAATAACCGCCGGCTGTGTAGATACTCCGACGTCACTAGTTTTATTAAAATCAATAAAGAAAGTTCCTTCAGTTTGTCCTAATAAATTTGTAATTCCACTTCTAGAACATAAATCATTATTCCTAGTAACAGTCGCCGCGGTTGTTGGGATATAACTTGTAGCGTACGCGCCGGCTTCAAGTTGCGCTCCCCAAAGGTACATACTAGAAGTTCCGTCTCCAGTGTAAGTAGCCGAAGTAGCTGCATCGGTTTGTCTTAAATATATACCAAATGCTGTAGTAGCAGTAATGGTAGCAGTGGCAATAGCAGTACAACGATACCAACCATTTCCATAATTTTCTAATTTACCAGTAATAGATCCCGAACTTGTTGTAACTACTCCGGTTTGAATATTAAAATTTACCATCAAATTTGATCCAAAAGCGGTGGAACCATAAAATAATATTATTCTTCTAGTTCCAGAACCTTGCTTTATAAAACAACTTGCAGCATAAGTTGTCCCAGATACGTATGAAATAGACCTAAATACTCTGTGGTTGCCTAGTGATGAATCTTCAACTAATAAATCGGCATTAGTGTATCCATCTGGACTTACTAAAACATTGCCACTAACAGATGCAGCATCTTTAGTCCAAGCACTATTATCAAACATTTGGCTATAAGGTATCAAATTAGTCCTTGTCGGCTCCATCAATAATTGAGGGCATGTGCTACCAAAATAATCCAAACGTGGTAGGTTTGTAACCGGCCCTTCGGTAACCGCCGCCGTTGTGGTATCAATATAGTTTGTAGCAAGGTCGCCTAGTTGTGCTTGCGCGCGCCAAATGTAAACGGAGTTGGTAGTGGTAGACGATTCGTTAATAACTGCCGCTAAAGAATCAACTAGTTGAATATTTGCAATACTATTAGTTGTAGTACTTGCGACTATGCAACGATACCAACCGCCTCCAATACTTGTCATAGTTACACTAGCACTAATTCCAGCAGAAAATGTACCATTTGTTAAATCAAAATTTGCAAAAACATTACCAGAACTTGCCATCCTAATTTGAATAAAAGAATGTGTATTTGCTTTAGCGTATATAGAAACAGTTTTTGCATCACTACCAGTAGTAAAAACAGTTTGAGAAATATTTTTAACATTAGAAGTACTTGAACTACCAGCCATTGAAAATGCAGTAGTGCCACCATTTGGATCTGTAATACCAGTTCCAATAGTTGTATTTGACTTTGTCCAACTCGCATTACTAAAGTTATTTGATTGCAAAGCAAGGTTAGTAATACACCTTTCAATAATACCGGCACTATTAACTCTAGTCGCCGTGTCGCCCGTTCTTGTGAATGTCATATCACCGGTGCCATCGGTAGGCTTGGCACTATACAAGGTGCCTACTTTATATCCGCTAGGGATTGTTATAATTGATGCGCTATCGTAAAAAGATGCCATAGTTTATTTATTTTAATGATATAATAAAAATCTTATTTTGTTTGTAAAACATGTTAACCCTTCAACAACTCCACCGGCTGCAAGTACTCTAGTTTGATAATCGGTAGCCTCAACTAAGTTAATTAAACCTTGCTCGGCTAAGGTTTGCATCCACGTTCCATTTAAAGTCAATCCCATTTCATGCACTAAAGCCTCGGCCCAAGTTCCGTTAACCGGATCCGTTGCACCTTCAAATCGTGCAAGCGCTTCAATCCAAGTTCCGTTAACCGGATTCATAATGCCGTTCGCCTCGCATATAGCTTGTAGCCATGTGCTTTGCGTATCGGTTACGCCGTTAAGGTTTGCAAATCGTTGTATATATGTACTCATTATTGTTATTAATTTAAAGGTATATCACATGCATCAAAATCCGAAAACGTTGTCATGTTAAAACTAATTTCAACACCGGCTAAATAATCTTCAAACTTATCACTAATTAAACTATAAGTAATATTATCGTCTATTATCCAATTGTTAGCGCCGTTACGTAGTTCGCTTATAATGTCCGCGCATATTTGTAATTGATCCGATGCCACATCATCCTCAAATTCACGCTCCATGCCGGCCTTATCTAAAAACCACAAAGACAAGTTATATACTTGCTCACGGCCTACGTTCAAGCTTCCGCTATTCATGGCAAAGCAAGCAACGGGAAAAACCGGCTGGCTATCCTCGAAAAGCCATTCCCTTGGTGTCGCCGCCTTTACGCTCTTTATCATTGCGTGGCTCCCTAGGATTGCTTTTATTGTCTTTATTACTTGGTTGTAGGTCATTAAATTTTTGTTTTACTTTGTCTAAGAACTCGCGTTTATAACTGCGTACCTTCATAATTATATGGATATGGTAAATCTAAATTGCTGACACGTCTTCTAGTACTACGCTTGCCCAAAAATATTGGTGAGGTGTACGCTTGCACTTGCGGTGCAATGGCATCAAACCCACTTCCGTAGTCTAAGTATTCTAAATAAAGTTCTGTATTTTCACGCAAGTAATCAATTAAACGTTGCTTATAAAATTCGCCGTTTGACATATACTTACGCTCTAGTAATTCAAGCTGGCCCTTGCTAGGGTTATTACTTTCTTCCGCGCCCTTTTGCAATACGCCCTTGCTAAAGAATTGGTAGCTTGTAGCTATTACCATTTCACCAATTGTAAACCAAAGCAAAGCATCGGTTACATAATCATCAAGCAAAAGCTTTTCGTTAGCGGTTAAGTTGTTGGCATCAATACCGGCTTGGAGTCTATTATAAAGCCCACTACCTAAAGCCGGCAAAATGTATTTATCTTGCGCTAGCTTAATTGTTGGCTTTATTTGCTTGCCATCTATGGCGTCGCTTATTGCGGTGCGGCTTTTAATTAAAGTCTCGTTTATGAAAAGTATGTTTAAACTCATTGTTTATTTTTTACGTGTTACTATTTTAACATCCCATCTATGTCTGCAATAAGGTCTATGGTTGCCGTTAGGCTCCGTAAACCAACCGCCTCTCCTATCCCATACCGAGTAGCCTAAACGCTCGCTTATGTTTTCTATGTCGCTACGGCTCCAAAGCTTTGTTTTAGCTAGTTGTAACATGCGCGCACAAAATGGTCTATTCTTACTATCTTCCGGCCCTTGGTAAGTATATCTTAAAAGCACCTCGGTCTTAGTTGCCTTGTCGCCACCTGGAATCTTCTTTAGTGGCTCGGTTAACTTTCTTACAACCGGTGTATAATTAGGGGCTAAAATACTTATTTCCATACCGGTTTGGACTAAGTACCCCTCAATCTTTAGCGCCTCTAGTGCGTTATCTATTTGCTCGACGCTTTTGTTAAGCACCTTGGCCATAACCTCAGGCGTTACACGTTTGTCTTTGCTAATTAAATCAAGCACGTTTGCTTTAAGTACGTTAATTTCCTCGTCGGCAAACTTTTCGTAGTTTCTAGCTTCGTGGGTTTCTATTACTTCAAAGTCATTAACATCGTCTCCGCATGATGCAAACTCATTAAGTAATAATTCGTCTTGCATACTTGCAAATGCTTGCTCCGTTGCCGGATCTTCGTCCACGCCTAAAAACGTATTAACATCATCGTCGGTAAAACCAAAACCATTTTTAAGCATTAAGCTTGCTTGCGCCTTGTTAATCTTACCATTAGCAAACTGTCTTACTATGCGCATAACGTTTTGGTGCTGGCGTCCGCTTAAGTTAGTTAAAGTTGCATTTGCTTGCACTGGCTGCACCACCGGCGCACCGCTTGCATCTTTTGCCACTTCACTTTGTAAGCCTAGCTTCTCTCTAATTTCATCACGCGTCATATTTGCGCTCATTACGGCTTCGCTAAATTCAAAGCTTAACGGCTCAACTGGTACTATCTTATGCTCGCCTTCGATACCGGCTAAATTCATAAGCTTACTAAAAGTTTGCTCGTGTTCTTGCTGGCGCTCGTTAACGTATGTATTTTGGAAAATTTGGTAAGCGTCTCTAATTTCGCTACGTCCACCTAATTGTCCTTCGGTCTTAATACCAAATAACATAGGGCTTGTAACTTGATGGCAAGAAAATATTTCTTGCATAATTAAAGTGTTGACATTTGTAAAGTCTTCTTTTGTCAAACTTGTTTCGCCAAGGCTTACAATATCAACGGCATTTTCCCTACTAGGGTTAAACGCAATTACAACGCGGTCGCCGTCATGGTTAGCAAACTTATTCTTTAAATCACGTTCTACTTCTTCTTGCTCTTCTTCTTGAGGTAGGCCGTTATTAAAATTAATTAACTTAGTAGCGACAAAATTATGCTTTGCATTACCTAGAATGTGTCGGCTTACTTGTATATCACTTTCAATGTAGTTTAAACCTTGGAAGTAACTTGGTAAAGGATATACATCGCTTTTAGGGTTGTACTGCTTTACAAATAATATTTGCGATCCGGTTGGGTCGTTTAAATTAAAGGCTGGGTATTCGCGCGCTTTTTCTTTAAAGTCGCTAGCAGTCCAGTCGTTTTTAACATAGAAACAATTTAGTTCTTTGTTAGCACGCACCTTTTGGAACTCGATATGGAATACATCCTTAATTTTACCTAGCGCATTATAAATAATTTGTAAGTAAAAACCGCCATGTAATTCATCATCTAAAATAGAGCGCTTTAAAATTTGATTCCAGGTCTCGCCTTGGGTGTTAGCTTTTTGAGCAATATCCTCAAAGCCTTTACCAAAAATATAATTCACTTTACCTTTAACAATTGCGCCGTGCTTTGGACTTTCGCCAAATAGGTCAATTAAGTAGTTTGGGTAGTTGTTTCGTTCGCCAAATTCGACGTAGTTACGGCCTTTCTTTTCTTCAAATCTAGGCTGTTGTGCTTGGTCAAATTGTACGTTTATAATGTTATATGCTTTATTCACCATTGTAAGTTTTAAATTCGTTATCTTGTTGGTTATATTGTACCGGTTGGAATGCAGTTGCATCATGCAAATACATAAAACCTTCTTCAACTATATTGCCACTTAAGGCCTCATTGGTGTTAGTTGGACTTGCTTGCTCTCTTATTCTGTAACGCCAAGTCCCGCTTTCTTTATTTATAAAAACACTATTCAAAACTAAGACTTTTTGATACCTATCATCGGTGCTAATATTAGTCCCTACAAATATAACATTTTCTTCGGTAGCACTAGTGAAAATAAATAAATAATATGGGTTAGTAATTGTCGCCAATTCTAAGCCGGTAAATATTAAGTTATTGTTAGTGCCTTTATATATATGTAACATTTGTTATAAATTAAAAAACCCTACCCACACAAAGTAGGTAGGGCATAATTAAATACTACTTAAGGTAGAATTACCCAGCAGTTTCAAGCGCCAAGCCTACTGCATTAGACACTTGTAAGAAATCATCCGGCTCAACGCCAGTTAAAGTAATATTGTATCCGTTACGATCACCCGCCGCAGTACCACTACCATTCTCGGTAGAAGCTAAGTAAAGGCCGTTACCCTTACCAAACATGCGGTAGTTGCCATCCATGTCTAAGGTTACAACCATTAATTTAGCTTTAGCTAAAGTACGTACCACGTTAGCGGTAGTGCTATCCCTTTTATTTAAAGGCAATACTACTTGGTGTGTGTAAAACAAAGATCCATTTTCTTCCGATCCAGTGGCATTAGAACTAGTATTTGCGGTAGCACGTGGCACCTCAAACTTGTAGAAACGCTTACCAGTTGCCTTAGTAATGCCGGTAACTAGACCGCTTACCTCTGTAACGCCAGAAATATTGCCAAACTCGGCAATAAATACTGCTTTTAATCCTCCTATATTTTCGCGGCAATCGATTGTATATCCGCTAGTTATTGCACATGGCATAAAAAAAAGTTTAAAAAAAAGGCGGCGTTTATTGCACCGCCTTTCTTTGGTTATTTATTTAATTAGATAGTTGACTTAAACTTAACACAGAATTGTGTATAAGCTACGTTCACACCTAATTTGAAAGCTACTCTATAACGAACTTCGTTATTATCTTTAGAATACCAGATAGTGTAATTGTCTTCTTCTGCTTCTAAGTCAAACGCCATAGCAATGTTAGACAAAGTTGTAGCGTACATGTCACCAGTTCCGTTCAATCCGTTAACCGCTACTAACTTAGCGTTAGTTCCTGGGATAACAAACATACCATTAGAATCAGCATCAATTTGGTAGTTGTAAAGGTTTAATGCTTGGTAAGCTAAAACTGCTAATCTGTAAGCATCATGTCCAACGAAAATATGTAAATCGTCAGCGTCTACAATTTCAACTGGGATAGCTTTGTATACACCTTGTAAAGCAGATACAATGTTATTTTGAGTCAAAGTAGAAATAGGCGCACCAGATACAAAACCAGATACGTTAGCATCAACTGGAGAACCAGCATCAATCAACTTAATTAAACCATTGAAACGCTTTAAGTTTTCGCTAGAAGAATCAGTATCACCTTGCCATAAGCCAATCTCTAATTGCTTAGCAATCATCTTATTTTTTTGCTCTGCAAATTTAGTTTGGAATTCAGCCCATCCAAAATCTTCGTAAGTAGAACCCGCTCTTAAAGCTTCTTGAGTGAAGTAAGCTTCAAAATCTTTAGGGCAAATTGCTTCTTCGATTTTGATTTTACCAACTGTAACAGTAGCTTGAGACAAAGTAGTTGTACCACTTGCGTTCCAACCACAAGCATCAGCTTGGAAGTTTGCGTTAGTAGCTAATTTAGGTACTGCAACGCTAGACTTTGTTTTAGGTAATAAGATACCACCTTGCTTTAACAAAGTTTGTGTTTTTGCGGAGAAAACCGCTTCGGTCAATAAGGGTGCAATGTCTTGTTTAGTATATGCACTTATGCCGCTGAATGATAATGCCATTTTATTTAATTTTTAGTTTATGAACAAATTGATTTAGAAAATTTCTCGAACTCTGCTTTAGCATCTAATTTTTCAGTTGCAAAAGCGTTGCTTGTTTTAACACCAGCATCCGGTGCGCTTTGAGGTGCCTCAACTAGCATCTTGCTAATTTGCATAAGGCCTTCAATTACTTTATTTGCTTGACCAAGTTTAGCTTCGTATTGAGCAAATTTGTTTTCGTAAGCAGTGAACTTTTCGTTAGTTGCAGATTCAAAAGCAGCAAACTTTGCGCTCATATCTTCTTCTTCTTTCTTAGCTTCAACTTCTACTTCTACTTCTTCCATCTTTGGCTTAATTTCCATGATTGCTCCATTATCGCCTAAAACAATAACTTCACCGCTTTCAAGTGTGTGTTCGCCAACTGGTGCCGGTACGCCTTCAATAGTTACAATACCGCCTACTGCTAGTTCGGTAACTTCAACTATTGTTCCGTCTTTTAATTTAGCTTCCATCATTTTAACTGGAGCCGCCACTTCGCCGCTAGGCATTGGCATTTGTTCGTTTCCTACTAGTTCTGCAAAGAACATAGAAACTTTGTTTAGAATGTTTTGTGCTTGTTCCATGTTTATATATATTATTTAAGTGTTAAAGGTACTTTTAATAACTCTGCTAGTTCTGCTAGCTTTTGTTCGGCATAGGTTAAAGCCTTCTTTTCGCTAGGGTATTCAAAGTAACCCTCAACGCTAAAGCCCTTTACTTTGCCTTGTTTAATTAAATTCCATGCTTGTTCGTTTTCTACATAAAAGCTACCAAACCAGCTTCCGTCTTTTGCATCTTCAAATCCCGCCATTGGTTGTATGCCTCTAGCTTTATCAACAATAAAACTTTCAAACATAATTAAGCCGTCAAGCTGCATGTCTTGATCGTGCATCAAGTTAACATTGCCTTGGTAGCCTTTTTTGCTAAACTTAATTGCAATGTCTTTAATAGTCTCGGCGCTAAAGGTTACAAAGTGTTCGCCAAACTTTTTATTGTTTCTATAAATAGGCTTATCAGCAAGCATCAATGGCCCGCTTATAATGTGTTTGTCTTCGTCCTGGATAGCAAAGCTTTGTCCGTAAGTTTCTTGGCTAAATGCCACAAAGTCACGCTGAATAGCCGGCTTGTCTACAAGTGCAATAAAAGATACCTCGGCATCGTCTTGCAACTCTTCTTGAATCTTAAGTTCGTAAATAGGTAAGTCCATACTTAATAAATATCTTTTTTCTAGTTTATGTACTTTTAATTAATTCTAGCCGCGCGGTTAAGTCTTTGGATGCGTTCTTGGTTACCGCTTACGTCGCTTTCAACTACGAATGCCCTTGCCGCTACGTTGCCTATTTGGTTAACTTGCGCTTGGTTTAAAGTAGTTGTGCTTGCTTGCGCCATCAAAGGTGCGCTTACGTTCATAGTAGGAATGCTTGGCGTAGAGCCACCGCCACCGCTTGCACCTCTTACACTTGGCACTTGCACGGACATAATAGACTTAACCGACCTAATACCCATGGCAATAATACCGGCAACGGATGCAATTTTTTGTATTGTACCGAATGGCTCCGGTAATACGGACTTTGCTCTTAATACTTCGGTCGCTCCAGTATAAGTATTTATTAAAGCACTTGCCACACCTAAAGCCTTGCCAGCTTTGGTTTGCTCGCCAATTATAGCACCTAAAGCCATGCTAGCGTCTGCAATATCATAAGCGGCATTAACTCTTAAATTACGTTCTTCGTTTGTTAATTTTGCCCTTGCGTCTGCATTTGCTTGGTCAATAGCTAATATTTGAACACCAGTTTGTCTTACATTTGCTATTGATTTTGTTTGCCATTCTAGGTCTTTGTTTATTTGGTCATTCCTTTTTTTATCGGCTTCAATTTGGTCTTGCTCTGCATTTGCTTTTATTTCTTGATTATAAACTCCTTCTAGATTTTTACGTGCAAACTCCCTACGTTTTAAATAATCTTCATAACTTTTTAAAAGTAAAGCTTGTTCTTTTTCTTGCGCCTTTAAAAGTTCCGCTTCGCGTTTTTCCGCAGCCGCTTTTTGGTTAGCTAGTCTAGTTGCTTGTTCTTCTTTTTCTTTGTCGGTAAGCTCTTTAGTTCCGGCAATAAAACGTTTATTTGCATCTTCGTATCTTGTACCAAACTCTGTAACGGATTTTTTTGCGTCATCCCATGCTCCGGCAAAGTCACCACTTATAAACTTTTTAACCGCCGAGCCTACTAATCCAACGCCTTGTAAGAATGAACTTAAAGCGCTATATGCAACTTCAAAACCTTTGCTAACATAAGGCAAAGCCTTTTCTGCAAGGTTTATAAATGCATCAATTAACGGCTCCATTGCTCTTAAAATGCCATTAAGTATCCTACCAAATTGAGTAATAATAGGATCAAGCTTTTTCATTGCGTCTTCGTTCTTAGCAAACGCTGCGCCAAGTGCGCCAACTAAGCCAACAAGTAAACCAATACCAGTGGCCTTTAAAGCGGCACCCCATGAAGAGGTAAATATTTCTAGTTGTCTTATTCCTTTACCTAGCATTCCAACCGGCCCACCAGCATTTTCTAAAGCACCGGCAAAATCGTTGGCGCCTACTTTAGCATTTTCAATGCCATCTTCAACGTCTCTAATTTGTGCGGATAATTGCTTAAATTCATCGGAACCAGCGGCGGCATTTCTTAAAGCTTTTTTAAGTTCTTTAAGTTCGGCAATACTACCGGCGGCGGCCTTGCCAATACCGGCGACCTCGTCTTTGGTTTTATTGACTTCGGCGGTTGCTTGCGTCGAATCGGTTTTTATTTCTACTACTACTTGCGTCTTTTTAGTTGCCATGTGTTATTATTTTAAACAAGTGTTTTGTGCTACTTGTCTTATAAGGTTAGTATAATTATAAGACCCAAAGGCCTCATTGTATTCGGTATTCATTACATCATCGTAAGGTAATTTGTCGGTGTAACCTCCTTTATAGAATATATTATGATTTTTACCAATATCGTAAGTCACCCCAGAATTATGGAAAATATCGCACTTGCTCCATTTTTCTATCGGGTCGGTACCCCAGCAAAAATCAAGCCTATCGGTTATTTTTACATCTAGGTCGTAGTACCAACAATTCCAAAGCATACCCCACATCCCCGCAGTAAATTGTTGGATGCCGTAATAACTTGGATTCTTTTGTACTCTTAACGGCTCGCTCTTTTGGAAGTAATCAAACAAAGCCACGCTATCGCTTTCTACTTTTTGCCAAAATCTAAAGTCGGTTTTTTTAAATATATACTGGGAGCCTCCGCTATGTAATCGGTGTTTAATTGGCACGCTATAATCCAGGCCTACAATATCGCACATGTCTTCATAAAGGTCTTGTCCTTTTTCTAGGATGTAATCACTCCAAACAAAACTTTTAGAGTCGCTTACATAACATGTGTCGTCTTGTTCTAAATCGGTAAAGTCTACCGGCTTAGTGAATATCATATCGCAATCGTGTAAAAACACATTTTCATTTTGCAGATATGGGTAAGCTTTATAGTGATGCTTTACGGCATTCATAATAACGCTTGGTATGTAATTAGGCATCACCCTTGTATCGGTGTACTCAAAAAAAGCTATTGTGTTAAACTTTTCTTTTAGCCTTTCATACATTGCTTTTGTTTCGGGCCAGTTTGTCCTATCGTTTTGGTCTTTACTTACCGATAATAAAACATGAATTTTATCATCGGGTATGCCCACCGACTTAAAGTTGGTGAGCATAACTTCTAGGTGCCATGCGTAATAAACTATCTTAGGTTGTGTGCAAATGTATATCATATTGTTTTTTTTATTAGCATGATCCGTCAAACATTTGGATTGATAATGTACCGCCGTCGCTTACAACTTGTCCAGCAAAGGATCTACTTGTTGATCCAGCACCAGTACAATTAAGATTTGATGCAGTATCTATAACCTCAACAGAGTCACCACCTACATTTGTGTAAGATACAACTATGGTTTTAGATGCACCGGTTTCAGTTGTTGTAGCACTTGCGCCATCACCAGCAACTATTGGGAAAACTGCTCCGTCTACTTGCACTCCGCCAACAGTTATATTTGTAATGTCAGTACCAGCCGTGTTGTTAGCAATGTCAACAAAAGCATAACCTAAAGTAGTTGTAGTAGTTGTTGTACTTGTAGTTGTTGTAGTTGCAGCCGTTGTAGTAGTAGTTGTTGTACTTGTTGTAGTAGTAGTTGTAGTAGTAGTTGTAGTAGTTACACAATTTACAACCGCTCCAGAACTTACACCTTTATTTCCAAGGTCATCCATAATTGCTACGTAATAAGTTGCGTTAGCAAGCATAGTATAAGTATACTCGGTAGCACCTCCTAAAAAGTCTCTAGTTGCTGAATTGTCTAATTTGCTAAGCGCATCACTACTTGAACTAGAACTTATTGCAATGTACTCAAAACTTTCTGTACCGCCACTAAATCCATTAGCAGTAACAGTTCCGGTTCCTTCTCCACCAGTACAACCTGGACTAACACTTAATGTAATTGCAGCATAAGTTGTTGTAGTAGTTGTTGTACTAGTTGTAGTTGTAGGCGCTGCTGTTGTTGTAGTAGTTGTTGTCGCAGCCGTTGTTGTAGTAGTTGTTGTACTTGTAGTTGTAGTCGGTGCTGGCGTTGTTGTAGTAGTTGTCGTACTAGTTGTTGTTGTAGGCGCAGCCGTTGTTGTAGTAGTTGTTGTACTAGTAGTTGTAGTTGTAACCGCTGGACAAGTTTGACAAGTCTCTTCAGCCCATATCGCTACATAGTAACCACTTTCAAGTATTACTATAAATTGTCTGCTAGTTCCGCTACAATCACTTACCCAAAAGACTGGCCCAATATCACCGCTAGCTATGCCAGGACTTGTTAACTCGGTAGCAGTGCAAAGCGAATTACCACCAGCTAAAATTGTAAATGTTTCTACTGGCCTTGCTGGGTTAGGACAAACATTATTACACACATCGTAAGCACTCACCTCGCTATAAGATGCGATGAAAGTAGCTAAAGTTGTTGTAGTAGTTGTTGTGCTTGTAGTTGTTGTTGTAGTAGTTGTTGTTGGCCCTACCTCCGCAGTAACCGCATCAATAACACGAAGCAAGTCTACCTTTGTGGTATCGTTAGTCTCGGCGCTATAATCATAAACCTTTATTAATTTATAAAGGCCACCTTGCAAAAATATATACTTTGCAAAGTCTAAATTAAAAATGTCAATATTTGTTAAATCAAAAAATCCGGTTAATAACCTACTATCTTTGTCGGTTATTTCGGACATATACTGCGAATAGTAAGTATTAAATAAATTAGCACTTGGGTAGCTACTATTACTAAAATAAATTTCTAAGGGTGCGCCAAAATTTAAATCTATTGTGGGCGTGTTAGGATCGTTAAGGTGTCCAAAATAACCAAAAGCATTTAAAACTCCAGACCAGTTACCACTTCCATCTTGTTTTTGTATGCGCCAGTTTGCAACGCCGGTTATTTTTTTAACCATACCAATTCTTATAACAGAATCCATACGATCCTCAACCGCGTTATTATTTGACTTTTTGTAAATAGTCGGATATGTTTTATCGGTTCCGGTTGCTTTATATAAAACACTTGGAGCAAATATTATGGAAACATCTTCCGAATCTTTACTAAATTCATATTCAGTATCATATATCCTATCAGCATATCCTTCATTAAATGCCTTGCGATAGTTTTCATTATAGAAGTCGTTGTCTTGCGCATATTTTAATTTGTAGTATCTTGCATTAAGTTCACTCATTGGTTTTAATTTAATAGGCTTTGACCTATCTAATTTGTTTGACCAATCTATGCGCTCGTTTGTGAAAAAATCTTTATAAGGCTCAATGATTAAATTATTAGTTGTAAACTTATCTTCATACACTACCAAGTTAAACATTTTCATAATCGACGTAAAGAAGTCTTTTAAGAAAATACCTTTAGGAATTGTGTCGTTAACAGTTATAGGATCGTCATGGTTAAATGGTACATAAATAGCAACGCTATTAATTGTAACACTACCGCTATCAATTGTTAGTTCGCTAAAGTATGTGTCTTCTCTATAAGGGCCAGACCATGCAATTTGCAAGGTATCGTTTAAAGTAAAACTAACTTCGTTTATAACAATGCTTAAATCAAATGTAGTTGCGGTTGTATTTTGGGTATGTATTACAACTCCGTTTTTTAATACCTTAAAAGTTACAATACCAATAGGTGTTCCATAAACAATGCTACCTTTTAAAGTAAGGTTAAGCGATCCGGTTAAAACAGTTGAAGTATTATAAGTAAATAAATCATAAGTGCCGTTGACATTAAAATTACCTAGCGTAGTTGTAGTGCTAAATCCTATCGGCACGTTGCCACCAGATTCGTTTGTATAAAAATCGCCTTCATTTAATACTTTAAAAGCAATACTACTTTTTTTGCTAAATTCTTTTTGGTTGTTAGGTATTAATAAACTTTTGAAAAATGTACTATTTAAAAAAGTAGAAGTATAAGTATAGTTAGCATCTTGAAACATTTTATCAATGTACTCTTTAGCAAAAAAAGAAGGTCTAAAAGCATTAAGCTTAAAGTCTACCTTGTTTGTACTATCGGCTCCGTAATCTATTAAAGGGTAGTAGTAACCGCTTCCATAAGCTGCGCTATTGTTTGTACCTCTAGACCCGCTAGCCTCCCAGCTTGCAGTAATATTGTCCGAAGTATAATTATGGTTGTAATCACTAAAATCTAAATCTTCAAGGCGTAAATTACCAAGCGCAGAAATAAAGCCACCTAGTTCACCAAATATAGCGCACTCATATTCTATTGCTCCGTCTACGTGGATAATTTCAAGAAGCCTTAAAGTGCCTTTCATTATTTGCAAGCCATCGACTTCAATTCTTGCATTTGCCCTTACCGATGCGTTAAAGTTTGCTAGAACATTTTGATCCGATTCATTAAAAAAGTTAGCATTGTTAAACTCAAATATATTACCTAGAAGCTTATTATTGTTAGCAGTTCCAGGCAAAACAATTGTTTTAGTAAAAGCAGTACTTTTGCTATCTAAGTTTTGTAAGTCATCAATGGCATAAGTTATTTGATTGCTTAAGCCTTGCGTTAAATCTAGTTCATATCCTTCTATAAATATTCTAGTCATATTATCTTAATTGGCTATAACGTGTTTGATTCATTTCCACTTCTACCTCTAGTACACGCATTCTATTATTAACGTATTTGCTATATTCGTAATTAGTATTTTTTAAACTAACTGGGTAATAATAGCCATCAATTTCCATATATATTTGAGGGCTACCAATTAACTCGGCAAGCCACTCGTACTCGGCATCGGTTGGCGCGTCCATAGTTAATTTATAAGTAAAGTCTTTTTTGTTTAGGTAGTTTATTTTGCTATCGTTATATTTATTATTTGCATCAAAATAAGTCACCGAAGTTGCGCCGTATTTATAATCACGCGTCTCAAATGTTTTTCTAGTTACATCCATATTCAAACGGCTAACAAGCCCAAACTTTGCAGTGTCAAACATGCCTAGGTTATTCATAAAATGCAAGTTAAAGCTTTCGTACTTAGGGTTGCAAGTTAAGTCAACTTGTAGGTTATTAGTATTACCAAGCAAAGTATTTTTTTGAATCAAGCACGTTAAGCCTTCAACAATTGCACCAGCCGCTAGCATCCTATTGTAATAATTACTTTCTTCAATAGGGATTTGATAATACTTAACAGAATCATCAATCACGTTTGCTATTTTATTTAAAGCGATAGATCCTACATTTAACTGCGCAAAGCTTTTATTGCCACCAAGGTTTATAACAGTGGTATTCAAAAGCTGGTTAAAATTATTATAAGTAGTAAATAAAAAGTTATTAATATTCCTAGCCGGAATGTGTATATTGTCTCCAAGGCTTGCCTTAATAGTATAAGGCCTATTTGTAAAGAACATATTTGTATATGTGCTTATGTCACTCACCTTGCGTTTAAATACCGGCGGCACCCAGTTATAAGCTACCACGTTACCACTAGCAAGGTTTAAATAAGTGACGCCACTATATTCTTCGCCAATTCTATATTGGTAAGTCTGTGCTACTTGCCCACTTGCATTTGGTTCACACATTAAAATCTCTTCTTTAGGTGTTAACCATTCATAAGTCATTGTATTTCGGACTATTGGTCCAGCATCAAAATACCCTAAGCCGCTTGTTGGCTCTGGGTAAAGCTTCACCCTTACTTGTTGGGTTCCGCCTACAAATATATCCATGACGTATTTTAAATCGCCGCTTGTTATATTGGAATCAAAGATATGCCATAGGGTATCTTGAACAGTTGGACTTCCACTAGGGAAGGCTATGTTTGTTATTGCCATTATTGTCTTTTATTTAATCTATTAAATGTTATCACTATGTCTCGTCCGGCCGCTTCCATCATATCAACTTCAAAGTTTTGAAAGGTCTTGTTAAAAGCATCCGTAAAGTAGTTAGTCTTTTTAATACCAAAGCGCTTAATTAAATAAGCTAGCGTGTCTACTTGCTTATCAATTAAGGTTTTCTTACTACTAAACGCCACGCCTATCTTTTCGCCTCCCTTGCCTAGCGCCTTATCATTCTGCACGCTCCTTATCTTTGCCTTGCCGCTTAATATATACCTTTTAAGCGATGCCCTACCCTCGCTACTCATGCCGTAGTTTCTATATTGGTACGGCGATCCTGGTGCATTGCTAGAACTATTAACACCCTTAACCCCTTGGTTTGGGTAATCGTAATAATCTAGCATTCTTAACCTAAAGGTAGTAACCCCTTTTTCCTCTGTTATTTCCGGCACCATGCTACTAAGTAAATCACCGCTACCAACTACGCCCTTATTATTACCAAAGTAACTAATATTCTTAAGTAAGTCCGCACCATATTGTTCAAGCACTCCGGCCACCACACCAAACTCCATTATGTCGGTGCCGCCTAAATCGCCACCTTCCCTAAGAAAGTCCGCTTGTGCTTTGTTTATATTGATGCTCATCTAGTTGCCTTTTACTTTTTAAATAACTTAAATCGTTCAAAAATTGCACTACCGGTAATTCATAAACCGCATCTAGTGCAATTGCTTCAAACTCGCTTACTTGTTTTGCGTTGTAGACCCAGCCCCAATTGTCTGCAAAACCTTCTTCAATTGTAAGACTCTTTTTTTGTTCACCTTCCTCAAGTTCATCTGCGCTATTAAAGAGTCCATGGTACCTCCCGTTGAATTGGTTAATAACGAATAAAAAAAAACCATTGCATAGTATCCATGTCTAAAATCTGCTTGCTTCATATCTTCGGCGTAGTCTTCATGCTTTAGCGCATCGTATTCGGTTTTAACATAGTTAAACTTACGCCAGCTCCAACGCATAGGCGTACAAATACTAGCCAAGATATTATGCATGTTCATAATAGGATCATCCTTGCTAAAAGTTAAAACCTCAATATATCGCCCAGTGTTAAACGGAGGCTTTATGTCAAAGTTTAAATTATAGACGTTACCATTTGCCACAATAATACTTTTAGGCTTGCTCATTGTAGCCGCGTCTATTGTTAAATCAAATGCTTTTTTTAGCTTATCACAAAGTTTAGCAAACTTTTTTAAAGGCATAGCGTCTACTTCGGCTTCGCTTTTTTCAAGCAATACTTGCACTAAACGGCTTGCCTTTTCTATTTCCTCGCTATCTAGCGTGGCAATGGCTTGCAGCCTTTGGAATTTGTCAATTGTTAGCTTCATACTATTATAAATATACTTTTTAAATAACGTGGTACTTACCTACTTGTTTATGCTCAACACGGCACTTATTAGCCAAGGCCAAGGCTATAACGCAGTCATCATGAAAGCCTTGCGGTGCCGAGTATCTTACGCCCGTAGGTGTAAAGGTGTACTCAAAGACTTCTAGTTCTTGTTTAATCGGGCCATCCGGATAACTTATCGCCTTAGTTTGTATTGCGCTGCTTAAGCCCTCAAGCAATTGCTGCTTGCTTACGCTAGTAAACTTAAAGCCATGCATCTGGTTAAACTTCTTTTGTAGGTCTTCTACAATGGCGTCACCTACGCCGGTGCTATCAATTACTATCGGTAGGTTCTTAGGTAGCCTTAATATTGTCTCTTTGGTTTGCATCCAGTCTTTTTGAAAGCGCTCAAAATGTACCACGTTGCCTTGCTTGTCCATGCCTATAATAACAGTCCAATCGACGGACTTAGCTAAGTCAATACCATAGTAAGCAGCCATGCCTTGCGTTTCTTTGGTGCATGCATTAATAAACTCGGAGCCAAAAGGGTTGGCGGCATTCTCCATAGGATCGGCCATGTATTCTTGCTTGAATACTACCGCCGGCAATTGCGCCGCAGCGGCATCAATTTCCGAGGCGTCTATGTGTGGGTTGTCGTAAGTTGAGAATTTAAAGCTTTGCCAGTCCGGCTCACCGCCACGCATAAACAAGCTATAAAAATAGTTCTTGCCACGTGGCGTGCTTAAAAATATAGCCTTGCCTTTGTAGTCGGTCAAGGTAGGTCTTATGGAATTATTCCATCCCTCTTCTAGGTTAGGTATGTATGAGGCCTCGTCTATTATAACCAAATGGAACTTAGTACCACGCATTGCGTCTAAGCGCTCGCCGGTATAAAACCTAACCGAGCCACCGGTTACAAAGTCGATAAGTAAATCGGTCTCGTTCTTTTTAAAAATCTTATCCGGCAATAGCTTACATATTTCCTTAAAGAACATTTTGCCTAGTTGATACGTTGGCGTAATATAAGCTACATGTTGCCTTTTAATTCCGGTTTCAATAGATATGTTTTGACTAATTAAACTTTTGCCAAAACGTCGCCCGCACATCATAACCCTAAAACGAGCATCGCTATCCAATACTTGCTTTTGTGCTGGGTGTGGCTTTTTTAAATCTATATTAAGATTCATACCTTATTGTAATCGTATCTATGTTTGTGTTCTCGGTTTGTGCGCGGTCGGTCATGCCTAGGGCATTCTTTGCGTAGAAAATAGCTTTGCCTTCGTTGGCTACAATATCAATAGCCAAAGACTTAAACATAAATACAATTCTATTAGCCACCTCATGATAAGGGTGCGTAGGGTCTTGCCTTACCTTCCATAAACCCATCTTTGTATAAAACTCAAAGTCATGCTTACGCAACCAATGATCCAGGAAATAATCAATCGTTGGCACAAAGCGGTCGCGTATTTCTACAATCTTACCGCTACCGGTTGCCACTTGCTTTTGTCCTTCCATGCAATTATCGCAATAGGCAAAGGCTAAGTCCATAAGTTTTTCTTCGTCTATGTCTTTAAACTTTCTTGTCACGTGTTCTCTTATTTCCATGTTTTAAATCTTTTAATCCGTTGCGGTATAAGTAAACATCCTCAACGTGTTGTTTCCAATATTTGTCAATTAAAGCGCCTTTATCCCATCCGTATTCATTACCGGTGGCGTGGCTCCCTTGATGAAATGCTTGGCATTCCTTTACATAGTAAGTATTAAAACCCGCTAGGTTGGCCCGCTCGCAGTAGTCCAGGTCTATTGGCCCATAAGGAAACATCGACTCGTTAAAGATGCCTATCTTGTCAACTACGTCCATGCTTAAAAGCCAGTTGCAAATAATATGCTCGCATTGTATTGTAAACCTAACTTGATCTAAACTACTAGAAACAATGCCCGCGCTGGGATATGTTTGCAAGGCCTCAACCTTTTTTGCTAGCCAATTATCCGGCTCGATTATATCGTTCGCCAAATAAGCAATGGCATTGTAGCCATCAACTCCGGCTATGTCAATAGCTTCGTTCATAGCGTTGGCAATGCCTTCGGTGTTTATTTCAATATAAGTATAAGGGTAACCCGCTTTAGTTAGGTTATCGTTTAAAATATTTTTTGGCCTATTCCCGTATGCAAGACCGGCTATTAGTACTTTCATTACACTATGTTTTTACCTATTTCCTTTGCTGGGTTGCCGGCATACTTAGTAGCGTGCGTAGTATAAAGCTTACGTGTAACTACGGCACCCATACCAATCATGCATCCTGGCGCAATTACTTGCTTTTGATGAATCACCGCGTTAAGCCCTATATTACACCCATTACCAATCCTAGTATGTCCGCCTATCTTTGCGCCGCAGCTTATTGTCACGTTATTACCTATAATGCAGTCATGCCCGACGTGGCTATGCTTTAGCATCCAAGTTCCGGCGCCTATAATTGTTTTATCAATAGTGCCGGCGTCAATAGTTACGTGGCCCGTTATTACGCAGTCGTCACCAATTACTACTTCGCCTATTGGTGCCTTCCAAAATAACTTATGCTCGGCTGGTTCGCCTATTACACAATAAGGCCCAATATAAACATTGTCGCCAAGGGTTACGTTTGGCCCTACTATTGCAGTTTTATGAATGAAGTTGCTCATTGAATGTATTATAAACGTTAGCTAAAAAGTTTCCTACGCAAGCACCGCAGCGCCCGTTGTATTGGTAAAGTGGGTCTTTAGTGCGCATGACTTCTAAAAGTTCGTTTTGTATTTCATGCGTAAAACCTACAAGTTCGCCGCTTGTTTTAAACAAGTCGTAAAAGTGTTTATGCTTTAATAAGGTCGCCAAATGCTTGGCGTCTAGTGGCTCCAATTGACTCATAGTTGTATTTTGTTTTTGCCCACTCGTAAAGGTCATTACCCATGCGGATCCTTTCTTGCGGATTGTTAACTAAAAAATGTATGTGCTTAAACCAGTCGCCTTGCTTTTTAACCCAAAGCACTGGTGCGTCTTTGTCTTTGTTGTAAGGTTCAACGTCGCTACATATTACGGCAATGCGTTTGCTTGCCGCCTCAAGAATTTTAAGGTTACTTTTACAAGCATGCCATGGGCTATCCTCTAAAGGTATTACCATAATGTCGGCGTGTTCATAGTGGGTCATGTATTCATTCGGCAAGGTTCCGTTTAGCTTTCTATTTGGTATGCGTCCGCCGTTGGTAAATAGGTGCCATAACTTATCCCAATAATATTTACTATTCTCGTCGGTGTCGGTATAACCGCCCAGGACTAACTCAATACCTTTCATGCCTATTAAACGTTTGAATGGGCCGTTAAGTATTTTAATATCGTCCATGTGTGTACTACCGCCCGCCCAAAAGATGCGCACGTTATCGCTATCGTGTCTAAACTCGGTGTATTGTTGTTCGCCTAGTGGAATACAGTTAGGTAATACCAAAATGTTTTTATTGTATTTGCTTACCTTATCGGCAATGCGTTCGTTGGTGCAAGTAACCAAGTCCGCGTTAAAAATGTTATTTACAACGCGCTTCTTTTGTGGCTCATAGAATGGGAATAAAGGATGGTTGTATGGTAGCTCCCAGTCATCGTCTAAGTCCATTACAACTTTAAAGTGCTTCTTGGTTTCTTTCCATGCATTGTCAAAAGGACTAAATCTATTGTAAAGCAATAAATCAAAGCCACGCTCTTTAAGTATTTCTTCGGTTGGTACGTTGCAAATATGGTTGTAAGCATCGGGCATAAATGCCAAAGGTAGCATAACCCTATGCCACCCGCACCCGCTTACCTTTTGCGTTATGCCTAGTACTTGTATTATGTTATCTGCCTTGTCCACGATAATCTTTTGGTTTAGGTGAATGCTTGTTGTAGCTTTTCTTTGCCCTTCCGGTTTTGCGTTTGCCAAAGGTAACCTTTCGGGCGTCGCTTGTTTTTGCTTTTGCCATTATAAAAATTTATCAAAGTTAAATATATCTATTATTTTCATAGTATAAAGATTTAAAATAAAGTCATCATTAAAATTTCCAAATATTACCCATTTAATAAATTGAATGAATAATTTAATTACAATTTCAAATATTAATAAAAAACCCAAAGGTATTAGTAAAATTAAAAAAAGTAATCTATGCAATAGATTAATCATATAAATAATTGTTTAAACTCTGTAAAAGGTAAGTTAACTACATAGGCTTCGCCATCGCACACAATTTCGGTGTACTCTTTGCCTTGCTTAATATTACCACACGCAAAGTCTATGTTAAAAAATATAAACTCAACTTCTTCTAAATCCGTAAATTTATAATCAACACCTAGTTCGCTAAATAAAATGGTATCGCTATTGTGGCAAAGTATCGGTAGTACTACTGGCTGCATAATTATTTAATTTTTTGTCCTAGGAATCCCGCACCAAATATAACACAAATAAATTGCACCAACTCAAACGGCAAGAAATAAAATACCACCGCCATCCAAACGCTTAAGCATGTCACGCAGTCAAAAGGCTTGATCCTTTTTTCAAACGGGATTTGCCATACCTTTTTAATAAAGTAAATTATCCGCGCCACTTCCACAAAGTAATAAGCAAAGAAAAAAGCCGCTAGTGCAATGGTTATCATATTATTTATTTTGGTTTAAGCAAAGGTTCTTTAATTCAAGTTTTGTTTTACGGATTATGTCTTTAACATGTTTTTCGGGTATGGTGTAAAAGTCCGCTACTTTTTTGCAGCTTCTTAGTTCTACGTACTTGGTGAATAATATGGCTTCGTGTGCTTGTAATTCGTCTTCTTGGTATTTATTGGCTAAATGTTTTTTAGCTATGTTAGCAAAGTTAGTATTTAATTCTGGTAGTTTAATTTGGCTGCGGTAATATTCTAGGGCTTTTTGGTAGTCATTCTTGCGGAACTTCTTATAAAATGGTGAAGTGCTACTAAATGCCATATTAGTAATTATTTTAATACTAAATCCTATTAAGCCATTAGAAGCCCAAATTTCGCTTATCTTTTCTTCTGGAATAGATAGTAAGGCCAAAGCCATTTCTTGCCTTAAATCGTCTCTTAAATGCTCTGGATCGACTAAATTGATTAGCCGGTTAATATCCGGATGCATGTAGACAAATTCTATTATTTGGTTTTTATCCATTATCACAAATTTACACGCTTTTTAGCGTTTTATTCTTACCTATATACTTTTCTTTATTTTTTTACCCCCCCCCCCCTTAAAAAGTAATAAAAAGTATGTAACTCGTGTTATAGCTAAGCCTACATTGATTATAAACCAAAAGCAACTCGTGTTAATTCGTGTAACTTTTGTTAGAAATCTTAAACTTTTGCCCTTTCCATACAAATATACCCCCTTTTGGGTTAACTTTTAGCCATTTCTCAAAAGCTGCTATCGGATCCAAGTATAATTTTAAACTCACTTTTCATGTTATTTTGATGGTTTCTTAATGTGGTGAAGCTTCCGGCGTATAACTCGGCACTTGTTTTAAGTGCTTTTTTAAACTTTACCTTGCTAAAATCTTTCTTATCCATGTCGTTAGTATTCAAAAAGTTAAGGTACTCGTTACTAAAGTCTAGCCATTTGTCACGCTCTAGGGCGTCAAAATAGTCCAGGAAGTCTTCGCCAAAGTTAAGCTTAATATTCTTACGATTAATGGTTTCGCTATTATCTAGGGCGGGTATTCCGGCATCTAGGTATATTTGCACGCACTCAATCATATAGTTATAAAATCGGTTCCATTCGTCTTTATCCCAGTCGTTAAACAATGCCTTGCCACCAAAGAAGTCAAGCGGTGTATTGCGATGGTTAAAGAACGAACTAAACTCTATTACCTTAACGCGACGCTTACCATGCCCACCAGAATAGTTAATAGTATAGTTTGTAGTAAACCCAAACTTTGGGGAGTCCTCGTAAGATATATAAACCTCGTCTTTGTTCTTTTTTTCTATGGTTACGCCCTCGGTTATCTTGCTATAAAATCCTTCAAAGTCTACGTTCTTGCGACAGTCCTCAATGATAATTAACTGGGTGCTTAACTCAACTCTTTGAAATGCAAAGGACTTATCTAGCTTAAAGTTCTTGCCGTCAATACTTACAACGTTTATAAGCTTGCCTATTGCTTTAAAGAATAATCCCTTACCCGCACCTCCACCAGCACTTTCGTCTTCGGTTTCTTCGGCGAGGATAACGGCATAGGACTTCGTCGGATCTTTATAAGTATGGAGCAAGTACCCGATGAGGCTGATTGCGTAGGCCTCTCGTTGGCTATTGCTATCGCTAATTTTATTAATGAATTTAGTGTATTGTACGTTCTCATAGTCTAAGTCTTGGTCGACATCTATTTTATATTGTATGACTTGATCCTTCCACACGTGCATATTAATAGATCCGTATTTTAATAATTCTTTTTTGTCTTTAGTTACATGCACCACGCCGTTAAGGAACGGGAAGTAGGCCGAGTCTTTAGTATGTTTTAAAAGCTTAAGGTCTATATTAGGCATAAACTCAAATAGTCCTTTATTAAAATATGCGTCGGCACCTTTATAAATTACTTCACGCAGCTTGGCTTTATTAATGCCGTCAAAGTTTTCGTAGGGTAGTGCATCAATATAATTAATAACAAACTTCTTGACTTGCTCCATGTTGGTCTCGCTTACAAAGTTGTCAACTATGCGCACCAGTTGGTAGTTTAGTTTTTTATCGTAATAGTAAAGATAAAACCCACCTTCGCTAGTTAAAACATTTATAAGTTTATACCTATCAATATTTATAACACCTTTGACCACATTCCAAAATGTGTTTAGTTGTGTATCGTTATCATTGTCTAGGTCTTCAACTAATTTTTTAGCTTTCTTAATGTCAAGCTTATGTTTTTGACTTATGAACGCTGCTATGTTATCATTGTCGATGCCTTCATCTTTTTTAGCTACAAAGTCTTTTTTGATATTACCATTGACTCTATTGCGTTGCTCACCAAATCCATCTTTAATTAGTTGCTTAGCGGCTTCGCTAAAGTTTCCGTTATGTTCAAGCGTTGCATAAATAGCAAATGGCTTGTAGCCTTTGCCGGTTTCAAACTCGGTGCTGGTGCTAAATACTTTAAACAAGCCAAGGCCACTATGATAATCGGCCGAAATGTGTGAGTCCGTTTTCCCAGGTCTTTTAAGGTAGTCGCGTTCGCCACGGCGTTCAATCCATGTCCAGCCGTATTTTTCTAGTAGGGCTACCACATCGCACTTTGCGTTGTAGTCATCCCACGGAGTCACGGCAAAGTTATCATTGTCGGCCACTACTTGCTGGCGCACCTCTTTGATCACTTCGTTGAAACTACGGCAAATAGATAGTATTGATTCGCGTTGCTCAATCGTAATAACATTAACACTAAACTCCTTTTGCTTAGTATAACCTTCGCTTGGCGGTGCTAATACATAACCGCCCTCGCCTCTAGTTTCTATTAAAACTATTTCTTTGGAGTGTGGTGTTTCTTTAAGTTCTTCTTTGGTAGCGTGGCGCATGGCAAGTTTTTGGTTACCCTCAACCTCTTCGCATCGGTAGTAAAGATGGTACCCGCCGGACTTAGTTTGCACCACGTAAAGTAATGGCATAAGGTCGGCAAGTGCTTCTTGTAAGCGCGACCAAAGGTTTCCGCTTACATCGTACTTAAGATCCACGTCAATAATTTCTAGGCCTCCGGAAACACCGCCACCTATTATGGCAATGTTCTTGCACCTTTCATTGTTGAATTGGGCCTTAATAGTTGCATCACTCATGATGCTGGTTTGAAACTCCGTCCAAGGAAAGACTGCGCGTTTGTTTTCCCCGATTGGTATAACGGAGAATCCTTGCTTTGCGTAATAGTTGGCTGCTTTAATCATTGGTTAAATTTCTTGCATTTTATAAATTGTTCTTACTTCAAATCCTAGTTCTTGTAGTTGCTCATGCCGGTACTTTTGCAATTCACTAAGCCGGCCTTTCTCGGCCTTGCACTCTATAAAGAAAGTTTTTCCGTCTTTTAAAAGCATAAGGTCGGGCATGCCATTCTTATTGCATTGTATTATTTTTACAACGTACCAGCCTAGCAATTCAAAATGTCGGATAACTTTACTTTGTAGAATACTCTCTCTCAAGTTCTTTAAGTTTAGGGTTAACTTCTTTAATAAACTTTTGCTTTACCATTATGTATAATGGTTGCTTTTTTTCTTTTGCGGGTAAGGCTTTACGGCCTCGTGTTTCTTTTTTCATGTTCTATTTGTTTTATGGTTTTAAAAATTTCGTATGCTACTTGCGGAACTATTGCGTTTCCGTATGCTTTGATTGATTCGTTTCGCCATTTAGAAAAGGTAATTCCGTCCAGTTCTCTGGAAATCCCATCATTTCCTCCACAAACTGGGGGTTTAGTTGGGAAGCAGCCGAAACTCCTTGCCTCAAAAGATGGCCCGCTATATTGTTTCGATTCATTTGACTTGGAGGTAATGTGCTGTTCGTGTATTCCTGCAATGTCGGTGTCGGTAGTAATCCATTTCTTGCCCTCTTTTGTAATCCGTCCTGATTCAATTTTCCCGTATTCTTTTCTGGGCTGTCCGATGCTGTTGGGGTTGGAAGCATTTTTACTACTTGCGTCGCAAGATTCGGCATCGTTGTACCATTCGGATATTTCTCCATTCTGGCTTTGAACTTTACCAGATCTTGTACTTCCTCCCTTGTTGTTGGCGTAAGCAATAAACCAAACTCTGTCTCTTCGGTGCGGAGCGTTGACGGCGCAAGCTGGAAGTAGAAACGGGAGTACTTCGTACCCTTCAGCTTCCAAGTCAGTTTGCACCTCGTCGAATACCAATCCCCCCCCCCAATTAATAAGCCCGCGAACGTTTTCGCCCACAACCCAACTTGGTTTAATTTCTCGAATTGCTCTAAGCATTTGCGGCCATAGATGGCGTTCGTCTTCTTTTCCTTTTCTAAGCCCGGCCGTTGAGTATGGTTGGCATGGGAATCCTCCGCTAAGAATGTCAATGTTTCCTTTGTGAATAGTGAAGTCTGTTTTAGTAATGTCATTGTATGATATTGATTTTGGGAAATGGTGCTTTAAAACTCTTTGTCCAAAAGGATTCCATTCGCAATGAAATACGTTTTCCCATCCGGCCCATTCGGCGGCAAGGTCAAAGCCACCTATTCCGCTAAATAAAGATCCGTGTTTCATAATTATTGATTTGCTGCAAACATACTAAAAAAAAATTAATAAAAAAATTTTTTTATTTAAAATAAATACTTTAGCTTTGTCCTTGTAGTCTAAAACAAACTACGTTTTAATTATGGCTTTATCAAATTTAGGAGGTACAAACACAACTTACCTCAGTGTTGCGGACGGCAACTTAGTACGCCAACACAAACAAGCAACGGAGCGCACAACGGAGCGCTTAACAAAAACCGGCAAGCTAGTCTTTGAGGAAAGATTTAAAGATCTTACCGCAAAGCTAGAAAATATTACTACGCGTACTAACGAGTACGGCACGCAGTGGCAGTTAGAATTTACGGATGGCGACGCTACTTATATAGTAAGCTTGCCATACTCTAGCCGTTACTCTTCTAGCTTCTTAAAAGCTTTGCCAAACGTTGACGTAAGTAAAGAATTACGCTTTATGCCGTGGGCTATGAAGGACAAGCAAGACGCTACTAAAACAATTACCGGCGTTACCTTGTACCAAGACGGAGAAAAAATCGCACCGGCTTACACTAAGGAAAACCCTAACGGCTTACCTCAAATGGTAAAGATTAAGGTTAAAGGCAAGGAGCAATGGGACGATTCCGATATGATGCAATTCCTAGAGCAAATGGCATTTAAACTATTTGCCGATGCAAACGATAATAACCCCGTTCTTGACGAGGAAACCCCTTTTTAGTTGGTGATTATTGGTTAGCGGTTTGTGGCTTCCGTACAAAAAGCCACACTTTTTTAAACCAATAAATAAAATTTTATGCCAGTAGTAAAAATAACTAGCGAAACAAATTTACTTCACAACGAGACAAGGTATTTTATCCGTATTGACGGCAAGTTTATACAAGGATTTTCAACCCTAGAAAAAGCCGAAGAGGTGGCCCAACAAATAGCAGCCAACGGAGGTAAAGAAAAAACCGATGAAATAACCATAAAAGAAATTATATGTTAATTAAAAACCTACAATCCAACCAACTAACTTTTAAGGACGGCCGTTTTTATACCGATGAAAATGGCAACTACTTCCCAAGCGCAACCACATTGCTTGAGGCATACCCAAAGCCGGCGCAATTAATTATGTGGATGAAAGAGGTAGGATCAAAAGCCGACGAAATTAGAGACGCCGCCGGTAAGCGTGGCTCGGCGGTGCATCAACTTACCGAAGATTATGATTACGGCACCGAGTGTACTTTACTTGACGAATACGGCAAGCCTAAATATAGTCTTGACGAATGGGCTATGTTTGAGCGTTACGTAGAATTTAGCACCAACCATAAGCCGGAGCATTTATTAGTTGAACAAACATTTATAAATAGTGGCTTAGGCTTTGCCGGCACCATTGACCGCGTTTGCACAATTGAGGGCAAGACTTATATTTTAGACATTAAGACAAGCAACGGCATTTATAATAGCTATTGGTTACAACTAGCCGCATACCGCGAGCTATATACCGCCGCGATAGGCAAGGCCGATATTATGCCTAAAATTGATGGCGTGGCTATTTTATGGCTTAATGCCAAGACTAGAACTTATGGCAAAAATGGAGTAATACAAGGGCCAGGATGGCAGATGGTGACTGAGATGGACACATCAAAGCAGTGGTCATTATTCCAAGCCGTCCAGCAATTATGGCACGCCGAGCATGAGGATGATAAGCCAAAAGAATTTAGTTATCAACTTTCTCATAAAAAGTAATTAACTTTACCCCATGAATACCAAAAGAAAACGATTGTACTTTGACATTGAGACCAGTGCAAACATCGGTTTCTTTTGGCAGAGTGGGTTTAAATTAAATATCGGGCCACAAAATATTATTAAAGAGCGTGCGATTATTTGCATTTGCTATAAGTGGGAGGACGAAAAAGAAACCCACGCCCTTACTTGGGATAAAAAGCAAAATGATAAAAAGATGCTCCAAGACTTTATCAAAGTTTTAAACACCGCCGACGAGACAATAGGACACAACGGCGATAAATTTGACCTTGCCTGGGTGCGCACACGTTGTTTATTTCACGGCATCGATATGTTTCCAAGCTATACAACGATTGACACTTTAAAAGTTGCACGATCAAAGTTTAAGTTTAATAGTAATAAGCTTAATTATATTGCGCAGTACTTAGGAATCGGACAAAAGATTAAAACCGAGTTTGATTTATGGAAGGACATCGCGTTAAAGAACGATCAAAAGGCCTTAGATAAAATGGTTAAGTATTGCAAAATGGATGTAATACTTTTAGAAAAAGTCCATAAGCTTTTGAATAATCACATACCGGCTAAAACGCACTTTGGCGTTATCTTTGGCGAGTACAAAGGCACTTGTCCGGAGTGTGGATCGGATGATATACAAAAACATAGTAGACAAATTTTAGCAAGCGGAACTATTAAAATAATTTACAAATGCAAAACGTGTGGGAAATTTCACCGAAAGACGGACAAGTAGGCGGATCACATTACAAGGATTTAAAGATACAACCTACCGAGTTTATACATGCTAACAATATACCTTTTATAGAAGGAAACATTATAAAATATATTGTAAGGCATAGACAAAAAAATGGGCTTGAAGATTTAAAAAAAGCAAAACATTACTTAGAACTTTTAATTCAACTAGAGTATGAAACTACCAAAATCTTTTAACAAGATGAAACTATATGAGCAAGAAATGTGGCTTACAAGTAAGCTAGCGGAAGTGCATGGCATTGAACAAGAAATAAGACGCTACTTAGCCAAGGTGCGAGGCGGTCAAGTTATATTTACCCCAAGCGATGAAATAGATAGGCTTGATGAATTGGAACTAAAAAAAGATGCTTAAGATAAAAATAATATATCGTAAGCTTGGACGCGAGCAAGCGCATGGCCTTGCTAGTAGCGACGGCGTTATAGAAATAGACGAACGCCTTAAAGGGAAAAAGCACTTGGAAATTTTAATACATGAGGTATTGCACTTGCTTTATCCTCGCAACTCGGAAGCTACCATAGTTAAAAACTCGGTCATGCTTACACGCATCCTTTGGAAAGAGGGTTACAGACGTGTGGATCAAAAAGAAGACGAGCCTCTACAAGACGGCTTAATATAGAATTGGATTGCCTTTGACCAATTAAATATGATTAGGCAAAAGGCCGGCAAAAATAACAATAATAGAAATAATTATAGTAATTAGGGATATGTCGGCCTTATCTTTTTGACACATATTACATAAACATAAGTCAATATTTTAACTTTTTGACATGCAATTAAGAGACTATCAAGTAGATATTGCCGAGCAAGCAATTGACATCTTAAAAGAATTTAAGCTTGTTTATTTAGCTATGCAAGTCCGCACTGGGAAAACAATCACTAGCTTGCACATTGCTAGTTTATATGGTGCCAAGAAGGTTTTATTTGTAACCAAGAAAAAAGCTATAAGCAGCATCGAAGACGATTTCAAGCAATCTAATTGTTTATACGATTTACTTGTTATAAACTATGAAAGTTTACATAAAATTACGCACGCTTACGATTTAATTATAGTTGACGAGGCGCATGCTTTAGGACAATTTCCAAAGCCAAGCAATCGGGTAACGGATTTAAAAAAGATATGTTTAGGTAAGCCTATAATTTATTTAAGCGGCACGCCAAGTCCGGAAACTTACGCGCAATTTTACCATCAATTTTATGTAAGTAGTTATAGTCCGTTTAAAGAATATAAAAACTTTTATGCATGGCACAAAGACTACGGCATACCTAAGACAAAGTTCTTATATAATATGCAAGTGCCGGATTATACGCATGTAAAGCAAGAAAGGATCCAAACGGAAATCCAGCACTTAATGCTAACCTATACTCAAGAAGAGGCCGGATTTGAATCTTTAGTTGAAGAAATAATTCTTTATGTACCCATGTCGGACAAGGTTAAATGGGCCGTGGATAAAATAAAGAAGGACAAGCTATTTAAAACCAAGGACGGCGCGGTGGTATTAGCCGATACCTCCGTTAAGGAAATGCAAAAGATACACCAAATTTGTAGCGGATCGGTAAAGACCGAGGACGGCAACGCCCTAATGTTTGACAATACTAAAGCCAAGTTTATTAAAGAACGTTTTAAAGGGCAAAAGATAGCTATTTTTTACAAGTACATTGCCGAGGGTATGCAACTAAGGGTTGAGTTTGCCGGCCGTATTATTGAGGATCCTATGGCTTTTAACGAGGCAAGCGGCGACGCGGTGTTTATAAGCCAAATACAAAGCGGGCGGGAGGGTATAAACCTAAGCACGGCCGATGCCTTGGTTATGTATAATATAGACTTTAGCGCCGTAAGTTATTGGCAAAGTAGGGCTAGGATGCAAACCAAAGACCGCACCGAGGCGTCAAAAGTGTATTGGATTTTTACCAAAGGCGGCATTGAAGACCGCATTTATAGCATGGTACAAAACAAAAAAGACTTCACTTTGAGTCATTTTAAGAAATTATTTTAGGTCATAACTCGTTGATTTTCAGTTACTTTAAATTAATTTAAAAAAATTTATTAAAAATATTTTTTTATTAATGATAAAAGACTATCTTTGATTTATCAAAAACGAAATAACTATGACAACATTATCAACTAAAATCAAAATCGGATTTAAATTTCAAGTAATGGCTGAAAACTTTACAAAATTAGTTTGTAATAGAAACCGCTTTGTAGACATTACTTTAGTTAATGATCTTTACAATGTTAAAGCTTACACTTTACGCGGAGTAAATGAAGTTAAAGTTGCAGAATTAAACGGAGTATTTGTTGAGAACTTACAAGACGCAATTGTTTCACTATACCAATCATAAACAAAAAATAGGGGTGCGTCTATTCAACGCATATTTAATTATGAACAAGTTAAAAACTCCCCAACAAAAAGCAAACGAGCGCTACGCTCAAGAAAGTATCAAGCCAATGTATGCGTTTATCATTGTATGCGTTGCTTTTTTAGTAACCGCTATAATGCAAAACTTATGAGGCCATACTTAACCTTTATTTTTGAACTAACATTTTTTATGTTAGTATCGGTTCCCTTAGCAATTACGTTGTATTTAACGGCAACGCTTATATCAAAATTTAAAAACTTTTAACAATGGCAAACCATCAACAATGGCAAGAACTTACTATTATAGAAAAAATTGATTTAGTAGGTAAGGTTACCCACCTTTTACAAAACGACCTGGATAGCTTTAAAGCTATGAAAAATTGGGTTTTAGCAAGCGAATTGCTTGGATTGTTTAACGAGGTAAAAATCAATAATGAAGGAAATTCTTAATTATATAAAACTATATACCGGTTGCAACGAACACGCCCTTAAACGCATTGAGGCAATACTTGAACCAAGACTTCAACCCGTGGTGGTAGAAAAAATTATTCATGTAGAAAAGTTCGTTAAGCGCAAGCCAAGGCCTAAAATAACTTTAGTAGAATGGAGCGAAAAATACTTTAAAGAAAATAACACCACATACGAATATATAAGCCAAAGTAGAAGATTGCAAGAAATTGTAGACGATCGCAACGCTTACATAAAGCAAGCATACTTTGAGGGCTTTAGGCCCACAGAAATAGCAAGATATTTAAATCGTAATCATTCGACTATCTTACATACTATAAGTAGCTAATTCCCCCGCTAGCATTACGCACGGCTCGCAAGGTTTGTTTTCTTTGTGGGCCGTTTGCTTTAAAGCTTAGATTAAAACAAAACCATTCTTGTCAACTTTGCCCGCATTATGTAACGCTTTTAATTCTGCAATAGACTTGCCAAATGTTTTTTGGAAATGTGGAGCGTCTACGAATTTCCAGTCGCCACCCCACTCGTAGCCATATCTTTTAAAAATAGCCACAATCTCTTGCCAGTCACTTTTACCATCACCATCGAAGTCAGTTTTTAAATCCCAGCTCGCAGTCTCAAAAGTGCCGTTTTTATCTTTGTCTACTAACAAAACAATATCAATAGCTAATCCGTAATTATGGTATGAAGAACCGCCACGTGCGTTTGTAACTATTGGACCAGGCTTTGTTCTACCTTGTGCAAATAATCCATCTTGCTCGGCAAATGTTCTAAGCGTATAAGCAAAGCGACAAG